AAATAAAGCCAGTTGTAGGGGATGGCGAAGCAGATTGATCAATTATTCTTCCAGCATCACTTCCTCCTGAAGATAAGACTTTTATCCAAGCACTAATTGTAAAACCATCAGATAAATTAGAACCTAACTGGCTTTCGTGATGTGGAATTTCAACATAATCATCTACTCCATCAAATACAGCACAGCGTTTAGCGTTTAAGTTCACAATCTCCGTAGAAACATCTCCAGCAGCCATTTAAGCCTCCGTAACAGCAAATAGGACAACCTTCTGTTCGTTTTGTATTGAGCACATTCCGTAATGCCCGTTAGCCCCAGCAGTGGCTCTCATTGCTGTTAAAACCTCAACATCTCCAGCAGCCATTATTTAGCCTCTTCTTTAGGTTTAGAATTATTCTCTTTTTTAGGCTCAACTTTCTTAACCTCTTCTTTAGGTTTTAAGAAAGGATTTTTCCTTTCCAAATCTTCCAGAGCAATTTTAGCGTCAGAGATTATAAGTTCTCTTCTTTGAGGAGTCATCTCTCCCATTAAACTTCTTCCTCCAGAACCATAATTTTTAGAAAAATCGCTCTCACGAAATTTACCTTTAACCAATTCAGAAAAATGATTATGGAGCTTTATAAGAGTCTCTTTCGTCATCTTTATTCCTCCGTATTATCAATCAAAGCCATATATTTTGGTTTAACTAATGTCGCAATTCCATGAGTCCAACATCTAATCTTTCTTCCAATTCCTTCCTCTTTGATTATTGCTGTTGTTATTGGGCTAAATTCTCTATATTCAACTGCTTGAGACATATCTCCAACTGCTGCGTAGTCTGCTGTAACATTCTCAGAAACTACAACTGTCAAATCTAAAAGCTTTCCCAATACTCCTGTTTGAACTTTCTCGCTTGCAAAATTAGGAATGTTAGCTCCTTTGCTTGAGATAAGCCATACAATTAGGTCTTTTGCTCCTTTTGCTGAAACTAAAAGAGAACCGTTCTTAATCGCCCTTTTTGTTTGCTCTCTTATTTTTTGTTTAGCTTCTTCAATATCTTCGATAGGGTCTTGTCCGCTTGCTGCATCCCAGGCTGCGGTAGAAGTTACTGAATTAATATTCACTGGAGATTGGTCTTCAGTGGCAACATTCCAGATGTCTGCGTCCAAGTCGTAAGCTATTGCGTCAACTACATCGGTTAAATTGTCCTGGAAAACTGCGACATCGCTGTCCGTTTCATCTTCCATATTGATCATCGGAGAGTCTAACATGTATTTTTTAACATAAGAAGTGTTCCTTGTCCATGATTGCTGGAGAACGAAAGGTCTTGCTCCTTCTGCAACTGGGCTTATTTTTGCTGGGCTTGTAGCTGTTAGATATCCAGAAGTTTTCTGATACCATCTAATTGTTCTGGAAGCTGTTGATTTAGTTGTTACTAAACTTTTAAAAATTAGAGCCTCTTCAAAGTATTTCTTTGTTTCCTTATCTATGAAAATTCCTTGAATGTCTGCTTGTCCTGCTTTATCTGCCATTATGCGTAAGCGGTGTTATTACACCCTGGTTTTAATTCTGCGGCTATTCTTGTTGCTGCTCCTGAGTGGTCTTCTCTTGCAATTCCCCAAGTTTTAGCCCCTACTGCTGTTGCGGTAGCCGCAACTAAAATATTATCTCCATCTGCACTTGAGCTTGTAGCTAATGCCTCTCCTGCTGTAACACTTCCAGAAACCATAACACTAAAAACTCCATCAATATAAACGCTTGCTGAGGTTGTTCCGTTGCTTGCTATCTTTTCAGTTTGTAGAACTCCTGCAACATAGTCCTCATCTCCATCAGATAAAGCTGCGGTATTTGAGTCAGAAAGTTTTAAAATTGCTCCTTGCTCAATTCCTGTACCATCTGCACATGTAAAATTTACAGGAAGGGAGTATTCTTGAAGTAATATTGCTTCGTTTGCCATGGCTAACTTAAAAAAACAAGGTATTTAAATCTTTCGTTGAACCGAATAACTCTTCAAATCCCTTCATGAGTCCATCCTTCATAAGGAGTTCCTTTTGGCTCGACGATATCTTTATCATATCTCACTCCAAGAGGAACTATTGGGACAAATACTTTATAATCTGGCATGGGAAAATTTGGATAATTAACCTTTTTAAATTTTGGAATTGGCTCCAATTTAAGAAATTTCCTTATTGTTTTTATTGGGCTTATTCCAAGAAATCTTTTTTTAAACTCGCTTGAATATTGTATCTCTTCATTAATGTTGAGAGCTGAAAATATCTCCTCAGCGAACTCCTTAGGAAAAACTAACTCATAAACTCCGAGGGGAAGAACTCTTATTTGAACCTGAATTAAAATAAATTTATCCTTCTCTCCTTTTTTAGTTAATTTCAAGGGAAGATATTTGTGGTTTAAATCTTCCATTACAAAATCAACCATGTTCTTAATTCCATACGGAATAAAAGCTAAGTGCATTTTACCAACCGATCTTATTCAACTCTTCTTTAATTCTCTCTGGTGTTGGCTCTTCGTCCTTTTTTTCTGGAAGAGGGTTTTCTGTCTTACCGCTCAAAGCGTCGTATGCTTTAAGTTGTTTTAGTTCAGAAAGGTTTTTTTCAAGTCTCTCGTTTTCTGCCCTTATCTCTTCAAGTTTCTTTTCGAACTCTGGCTTTTCTTCCTGGATGTTTTCCTTTTGTTCGTTTTCCTTTTGTTCGTTTTCCATAGTAAAGTATGGAAACTAAGCTTTATAAATTTAACTATATTCATTTTGGTCTATTGGGATTTGTGTTCCTAAGAATGAAGCACTTTCAAGGGTGTCTTTGTTATCTCTTATCCTTGTTTTTATTCCGTCGATGACCGAGATAATTGTATCAACTTCTTCTGGGTTTGCTTGTAGGGTTGGAGATTGTAGAATTAAAAGTTTTAGTTTTGTTTCTAATTTATAAATTCTCTGTTCTGCTTCCTTTGTTAAATCAAGGTATTGGTCTGCTCTTTGTGGGTTTCTTTGGGCGAACATTCTCCAGGTTCTCATATCTCCCTCTATATCTTTTAATTCTCCAAGAACATTTGAAACCTTAGTTCCTGCGGTTATTGTAAGCTCGTCTGCAAATACGGTGGTTTTTTTACCAATGAAGGGGATTGTTTCAACTAATTGGGATAGCTTGCTAACAGAAACCTCTCCGCTTTTAATCATTTCTAAATCTTTCTCATTTAATTCGAGTTTTAACATCATTTGAAGATTTGGATCGTTTGTTATTTGCTCTGGAGCTAATCCCATCTCATTCATTTTTGTTGTAAGCTTTACTAAATCCTCTGGATTATCTTCTAATATTCCTTTTGCTGTCATAGCTTGCCCTAAAGAGGAGCCTAAGATTAGGTTTAAAGTTGGAATTGCTTTTGACAATAATCCTCCCACTTGAACTCCCTCAGACTCTCTTATTGGGATGTTTTCCGCTCTGGGAATTGGTTGGGCGAGTTGTTGTTCAGTAAAAGCCTCTTGTTCTTGTTGTTGTTCTGTTGTTGGGAGTCCATGTTGTATCTTCTGGATTTCTGCCCTTTGTCCTTCCATAGCTAATCTTTTAGCCTCTCCTTCTCTTCTTGCTTGCATGAATGGAGTTCTGTCATTATTACCATTTTTTTTAATGCACAAAATTAAAAATTTGTCTGGAGAAATTAGCTTCTTCTTTTTCCCAGAATTGTTTAAATTTTGTGAGTGCAACCGTTCCTGCAACCAGAGAGGCAACTAAAACGCCCTTTAATGTAAGTTCTCCGTCGAGGCATGTTCCTAAAAAAACTAACCCTCCAGATAAGAGAGAGTTTACAATATTCCAGATTATTTGGTTTTTATTTTGTTTTATCATTTTTATTCAGTTCTCGTTATAGACGCTCTCGAGTCATTGGGTTGAAATCCAACTTGTCCTGTGTTCTTTTCCTCTGAGTCTTGCATTGTTCCTGCCAGAGAAGGCGGTCTATTACATTTAAGTTCAATTCCTACTTGGTTTTTTAAGTCTTGTTCTAAAAGAGTTTGTTCTTCTGTATAAGCTGGCTCAAAAGTCATATAACCCACCTTTGAGGCAGCTTCTGAAAATTCTGATGTGTCTGCAATCGCTCTCGGAACTCCTAAAGACTGATAAATTTTATTATCGAGGTATTGGACAAAAGTCATTAAGGCTGTTATGTCTGGGATTGCATAGTCCACGACTTCGACGTCTGAACCTCTCTTTCCTGGTAAAATCATAACTTCTCCGTATTTTATTGCGTCTTTCCACTCTGTTTTTATCTGGTTAAGTTTTGTTGTGTTGTCCTCGTCGACATAAATAACCCTTATTGTTCCTCTTTGTAAAATTCTTCTTGTGTTTGCTAAAACTTCTTTTCTTGTTTCTAATTCCCACTTACAAGCTTGCCAGGTTGGTGTCCCATGAATTTGAGAGGCGATTCTGTCGTTCATTGAGTGGAATATCTCAAAGGGTTTTTTTCTTTCCCATTTTCCATCTGATTTTTTAAGGTCATACCCAGAAATCATCCCTTTCTTATCCCAAACAATTCTTACATTTGAAGGATTGAGAGGTTTAAGGTTTATGAGAGTTCCTTTCTCATTTCTTATTATTTGTGTGTAAGCGTCTCCATTTGTTTTCTTTACGATAATGTGGTTTGTCATTATTGACTGAAAACAATCTTCTCCAGAGCCTCTTATTCTGTCTAAAATAACTTTAAGGTTTGGGTCCTCTGTTGTGTATCCTTTCCCTATCGTCCATCTTGCCAAAGCTCTAATGGGCTCCTTGTAAGCTGGGTTGTCTTCCCAAAGTCCAAGCCCTTCCTCCCAATAATCATTATTCCAATAAATTTCGTTGTTACTCTCTTCATCGAGGTAACCATTCGGCGTAGAATAATCCAGATTAGCGTTATTAAGGTCTGTCGTTGTTGTTTGGTTTAGGTTTGCCATTTTATAAGTCTATTCT